AATACTTCAGAAGGATAGCAACAACACCTTATGATAACCATGTTAAGTCCATAGTAAACATCTACAATTCATTCCTTTACAGGCAACCAATCAATAGAGAATTCGCCAACCTGGCAAACATGCCTGAATTGAATCATTTCATGAAAGACACTGACCTTGAGGGCAGAAGTTTTGAAAGTTTCATGCGTGATGTGAACACATGGAGTTCTGTATATGGATCATGTGTCGTGTTGTTGGACAAACCAAAATCAAATGCTAGGACTAGAGCAGAAGAATTACAACAAGGCATAAGACCTTATGCATCAATCTACACACCAGAGAACGTGTTGGATTGGGAATACACAAGACAACCAAGTGGTTACTATGATTTAACATACCTAAAACTTCTCGAGGTAGAACAGAAGGCCTATGGTATGAATGCAAGATACTACATCAGAGAATTCACAAAAGACACAATAAGATTGAGTGAATACAGTGCCGAGAGAGAGAAAAGTGATGTGATGGAAGAGATGCCAAACGAGATCGGTGTTATACCGGCTGTTTGGGTATACGCCAATAGATCACCAGTTAGGGGCATTGGTGTTTCAGATGTGGGTGACATCGCGGACATGTCAAATGCCATATTCAATGAACTATCAGAGATAGAACAGACCATTAGGTTATCAACATCTCCAAGTCTTGTGAAGACAGCAGAGGTTGATGCCGCGGCGGGACCGGGTGCCATCATCACAATACCAAACGAGATGGATCCAAATCTAAAACCATATCTTTTATCGCCAACAGGACAAAGTATTGATGCAATATTACAATCAATCAATGAGAAGATAGTTGCGATTGATAGAATGGCTTGTATGTCAGGTATAAGAACTGCACAGACAAGACAACAGTCTGGAATTGCAATGATGACAGAATACACTATGTTGGATTCAAAATTAACTGAAAAAGCCAAACAAATGGAATTGGCTGAAGAGAAATTGTTTAGATTATTTGCCAAATATATGAACACTGAATGGACAGGTGAAGTTGAATACCCAATGGCTTTCCATATCAGAGATAAGAATCTAGACATGGATGTTTTAGAAAAAGCCGCAAGGACTACAAGAGACATTGTCAATGCCGCACCAGATGTCAAGCAAGTGATAGACAGCAAGATAAAAGAAATACTTGCCAAGGATCCACAAGAACTTGAGCAGATGAATCAAAACATGGTCAAACCAGCGATGGCGGACATGCAACATCCACCGGTTTCAAACAAAGAACAACTAGTAGCACATATGAGGGAAATGATACAACAGGGTTACACTAACCAACAGATATTAGACCTACATCCAGAACTAGCAGGTTTATTTGGAGAAGCCGACAATGCCCAAACCTAATCAACAGATGCGTGCCAACGCCAAGAGGGCGTTGAGACTGAGAGCACAGGCACCAGCAAGCCGTAAAGGCATGACTGCAGTTGGACTGCAACGTGCCAATCAGTTTGCCTCAGGCAAGAACGTGTCATTGGACACCGTGAGAAGGACATTTTCATTTTTATCGAGGGCCAAAGCGTACTATAAACCTGGCAGTAACACTCCGGGCACACAGGCCTATCTTGGATGGGGCGGCAACGCCGGTCTGAGTTGGGCCCGAAGGATTTTGAAAAAATAATGGAGGTAGATCAGAATGGCAGGTATAAAGACAAGGAAAGGTTCCCAGACCTACCACTCGAAATACTATCTCAATGGTCAGGAATGGAAGCCAGCGATGGTGTCCACAAAGAAAATGTTTGGGGATGGATATAAAGAATATATGGCCGCACAAAGCGTCCAGACAGGTGAACTGTATCACAATCATCACGGTAGGATAGCACCTTGGCATTCGATCGCATTCACTTCAATAAAACCTGAAGGATTAGAATAATGCCCTACAAAGGAAAACTAGATGGTAAAGCCATAGAGACAGCCACATCACGTGCCTTGGAGGCCGTGTTCGATGAATACCGATTACACAACAAGAATTGCATAGAGCGACAGAGCCAACAGGGTGCTTTCCAGGCCAGGAAGGCTTTACAAAAAATTAAATATCTTGTACACAAAAGGAAAATAGAATTACTTGAATTGTACACACAAGATGAAAGGAGATTGAATGCCTATCACAACAACATCGACAGCATCAGCACTGCTGGTGAATCGGATACCAACCAAGAGGAGTAAACCAATGGCTAGAGCGAGCGGAAGAAGAAAACCAATGTCATCAAAAAAGAAAAACAAAAAAGGTGGCAGAAGAAAGTAAACTAATTGAAAACTGGATTAGAGGACAGATTGCTAAGGTCCATAAAAAGACTGGAAAGGCAATCTGTCCGTTTGCAAAAAAGGCTCTACAGGATCAAACAATCCAAATTACGAAAGCAAAGGTTGATCTATTGGATCACATTATCCATTGCTGTCATATGGTTCCTATTTTTAGGCTTGATATCGTTGTGTTATACATTGATTACAAGATAAGCGAACAGCGATTGGCCACGATCTGTAAACAGGCACACGACAACAAATTACACATGGCGGTGATGTATGATCACCCCGCCAACAAAGGACTCCATAAAGGTGTAAGTTTCAGTTACAAGAGGAAACCTTTGGTAATGATACAACCCATGGACAAGTTGAAGGCGGCACAGGCCCGACTGCGTAGGTCAGGATGGTACGAGGCATGGGGTGTGGATGATTTGGAACAATTCTACTAAAAATATAATCATACGACTTTATTACTGTAAATAAAGATGTAAATAACAACATACTCATTAGGAGGAAATCTATGGAAGATTCAAAACAACCAGAAGTCAAAGTTGCAGAGGCCACGGAGGCACAAGCGACCGACTCTAAACAACAAACTCCGGAGACAGAGGTGTCAAAAACCTACACTGCTGACGAATTCAACAACGCAATGGCATCAGTCCGTAAAAAGACAGAAGCAAATGTGTTGAGAAAATTCGAAGATGTTGATGTTGAACGTTATCGTGAACTTGTTCAGAAGGAAGAAGCAATGAAACTGGAAGAACAAAAGAAGCGAGGCGAGTTTGAAAAGATATTGAAGGAAACTGCTGAAAAGAAAGACCAAGATATCCAACAACTTCGTTCACAGTTGAACTCAGTCAAAGTGGATGGTGCATTGTTGAACAGTGCTTCCAAACACAAGGCGATAAATCCTGATCAAGTCGTGAGACTTGTCAAGGACAAAGTCAGATTGAACGATGCTGGTGACGTAGAGGTCATTGGTGACAATGGCACACCTAGATACACTGATTCTGGAGAATTAATGGGCGTTGATCAATACGTCAATGAGTTCTTGTCACAGAACACACACTTCGTCCAAGCAGGACCAAGTGGATCAGGAGCAACATCAAACACCAACGCGAAGTCAGTGCAGGAAGTGGACCCCTCAAAACTGGATCTAAATGATCCACAACAGAGAAGGATCTACAAGGATATGAAACAAAAAAATGTTTCAAATCCCAAGTTCTTCTAAATTAACAAATAAAGGAGAATAGCAATGGCTATTAATACTACTAGTACACATGGTGCTCTTTTAACAAACATCTTACAAGAAGCAGTATTCACTGCATCAGAAAGATCTATCGCTGGTAATCTTGTAAAAGTGTTTGACATGACAGGAACACCAGGTTTAACAAGTCAGGTTCCAGTATACCCAGAAGTTTCTGCTTCAGGTTTAACTGAAGGAACTGACATCACAGCACAAACAAGTGTTAACCCAACTTCAGTAACAATAACTGCATCAGAGATTGGTGTTAGAGCTGACTTAACTGACTTATTAAGAGAAAGTTCAGGCAGAGATGTTGCGGCTGACGTAGGTAGAATACTTGGTAACGCAATTGGTGAAAAAGTTGACGCTGACGTTTTCGATCAGTTCGATTCATTCACTACAAACAGATTAGGAACAGGTGGAACAGACCTTACTCCAGATTTAATCTTACAAGCAGTATACAAGTTAAGAGCTCAAAACGCTCCAACTGATGCTGACGGTGATTACTTTGGTGTGTTTGCTCCAGCGGCGATCCACAATGTTGCTAAAACATTAACGAACGCAGGTTTCTCAACTTCAAGCAACGCAATGAGTGACTTAGGTAACAACATCTTAAGTTCTTCTGCTTACTTGGGTAGAATCTACAATGTTAAATTGTTCATGACAACTGCGGTTGACGTTGACTCTGCTAATGATTCAATCGGTGGTGTATTTTCACCAGAAGCATTAGGTCACGTGATCAAGAGACCAATCGTTGTTAAAGAGCAATACGATGCATCACTTCGTTCTACAGAATATGTTGCCACTACTGCTAGAGGTAACGCTGTTCTTAAAGAGCAATATGGTTGCAGAATCAAATCTGAGTCATTAGTAGACTAATCGTCTATTAGACCTCGGTTTATAGAACAAGGCCCCGTCCTTCCCCTTCGGGGCCTTTTCTTTTTATATGTGTCGCCAGTTTTTTCTTGTTTTGATTAATGAAATGTTTGCTTGTGAAACATTATATTTTCTTGCTAGAAATAAAGTTGATTGACAACTTTTTCTAATATCTAAAACATCTTGTTTTGAAAGTTTTTGATGTCCTTGTCTAGATTTTAAGACACTGTCAATTTGATTAGTAGATCTATCGCCTAGCCAAAGATGTGTGGGATTGACACAACTAGGGTTATCACAGGTATGGCATACTTCAGTTTTTGGATATTGTAGAATTTTGCCATTCATATATTCATAAATCCATCGATGGGCATATATCAACTTTGCGTTGACTGAAAATTGTCCATATCCATTTTTAACTTTATAACCAATCCATTCCCAACAACCTGTGGTGTTATTGATCTTGACTTTGTTAATGAAACGTTGTAAAACAGTGTTCATATTACGAGTGTACGATATCTTATAAATATTGTCAAGTTAAGAAGGACTTAACACAACCATATAAGGAGGGACCTACAATGGCCAACATGTCACAAGACAGTGACTTACTTGAATACGAACCGGATATCCAAAATTTCGGCATACAATCATTTTCAGACCTACACACGAAAACCACAGCAGACATCCTAAGGAAACTTAGAATTGAATGGTGG